ATGAATAGAGCAAATAGAATTATATGTGACCAAACCGGGAAAATATTACTCCAAACTGGAGAAGCAACAGGGGATATATTAGAACATGATGAAATAACGGAATTACATTTTGTTGATATTCCGTATGGAAGTGTAGATTATACTAAAAGCAGAATTGTAGGCATAAATATAGAAACAAAAGAACCTATCTTAGAAGAAATACCAGTATTTGTTTCAGAAGAAGAAAAGAGAATACAAGAGTTAGAAAATCAATTACTAATTGCAGAAAATGAAAAAGTAGGAGGAATTTTATAATGAATATAAATAATGTTGTAGTAAGAATATTGGCAGAGAGAATATTAAACAAAGGATTGAACCCTTTAAAAAACAGACCTTTTGAGTTAGATGATGTAACTAACACAGAATACAGAAAAGCCGTAGAGGATTATATAATTAAAGAAAGTGGAGTAGTAGAAGGAACAGAACCTACGGCATAAGGTTCTTTTTTATTTCAATTAATTAGGAGGCTTACATGAATGAAGAAGTTATAAAAGAAAAAATAAAACGAAATGAAATAAGAATAAACAGACACAGTGATGAAATAGACGAATTAAAGATAGCAAATATAGAGTCTAAAGCAGAGTTGAAAGCATTGTGTGAGAACCTAAACTCACTTACAAGTATGTTAAAATGGCTAATTGGAACAATGATTACAACACTGATAGGATTCTTTATATTTGCAGTTCAAAGAGGAATATTTTAATTAGGAGGTTAAGATATGGATAATTTAATAAGTTTTATACCAGAGCAACTGCTTTTATTAGTAGTTGCTCTTAATGTATTAGGATTTGGATTTAAGAAATATAAACAACTAGATAATAAATACATCCCAGTTATACTGCTAGCACTTGGTATAGTATTTTCAATATGGATGCTAGGATTTAACCCAAGTTCAATTTTGCAAGGAATTTTATGTTGGGGAGTTGCAATAGGTATAAATCAAACTTGCAAACAGTTGAAGGATGGTGAAAAATAATGAAAATAGGTATAAATTGTGGACATACAAAAACAGGAGCAGGAAGTGGAGCTATAGGTAGAATAAATGAGTCAACAGAAACTAGGAATGTAGGATATAAAGTAATAGATAAATTAAAAAAATTAGGTAATAATGTAGTCGATTGTACTATAGATAAAGCATCTACTCAATCAGAATGTTTATCTAAGATAACAGCACAAGCTAATAGACAAGATTTAGACTGGTTCATATCAATACACTTCAATGCAGGCGGTGGCAAAGGATGCGAAGTTTACACATATAAAGGTAAGCAGTATCAAGATGCTGTAGACGTTTGTAAAAATATATCTAAGCTGGGATTCACAAATAGAGGTGTAAAAGATGGAAGTGGATTATATGTAGTAAAGAAAACAAAAGCTAAAAGTATGCTAATAGAAGTATGTTTTGTAGACACCGAAGATGCAAATAAGTATTTGAGTTTAGGAGCTGATAAATTAGCTACTGCAATAGTAGAAGCTATAACTAAACATATAAGTTCAGCAGAAGAAAACAATTATAATAGATATAAACATACAATAGTGTACAGTGGTGATGATAAAGTATCGGCAGACATTTTAGGATTATATTATAAGAGAGAAAAAGAAAGTTATTTAGTTACAGATATAAAAGACTATAAAGCACATAGAACACAAAATTTGTATGTAATTGGTGGAGTAACTTGTAATAAAATGAAGGAAATGAGTAAGACTACAGGAGAAAAATTTACTCAACTATATGGTAATGATGTATGGTCAACAATGGATAAAGCTATAGAATTTGTAAAAGAAAAATTATAAAACATATAATTTAATAAAATAGATATAAAGATAAGAAGAGTTTATATAAGGTTCTTCTTATCTTTTTTAATAAATTGAATTTTATACTAAACCACATTCACATAATAAAATCATTATTCTATGAAGGCAAGATTCTACAATATCTTCTCCATATTTTTTAATAAAATCATCAATTTGAGTTTCTATAAATGAATAATATTCTTTTAAACTAGTAATATATGCAGTCATTATATGAACACATTCATCAATCATATCTTTAGACACAATCAATCCCCCTAAAAAACGAAAAATAAAGAATATTCAGTAAATTATGCATATTACATTATCTAAAATCTTATCTAAACAATACTTCAAAATTTAATATTTTACAAGTAGTTATGCAAAACTAGGCATTATAATTGTAAAACTGGTTATATTTATTAATTGCATAACTAAAGAAAAGTACATAATAATAAGAATATTGATAGGTTTGATACCTTTTACAAGGCATTGGATTTTATAGATAAATAGGTTCATAATCTAAAATTAAGATGTTTATTTACACTTTACTTACATTTTTAATATAAAGAGAACTTAAATATATGATATAACTAAGGTAGTTGTACTTATGTTAATTTGATTTTAAATTTACAAGATTATTTAAATGGAGAATATAATTTTATAGAAATATTGGATATATATCAACTCGAAAATAAAATTATGCTCAGATTGGTAAAATATGAGCTTACAAAATACAATAAAATAATACAACATTAGATAAAAAGATGGTAGGTTAATTCTAGCATCTTTCTAATTTCCAAACATAATTTTTTATTAGTTAAAAAACTATAATACATATTGTAATAATAAAACGAACGAAAATTATCATACTAAAACATAAGACATGCTATAATTATATTGCATATTTCATAAATATACATTTAAAGCACTCTTTTATATGAGTGCTTATTTTTTTGAAATTCATCAACATATAAACTATCAAGAACATTACTCAACACACCTTAAAATTGATTTAAATAGGTCTTTTTCATAAAGTAAATTATATGATATAATAAAAAAGTAAATATGTAACCCCAATGCATCTTTACTGAGTCAAACATTATTATATAGAGCATTCTTCATTATGGAGAGTGCTTTTT